GTTTTGAAATAGATTAACGAATGTTTTTCCTATTTCCTGTTTTTCTTCTACTATGTTATTTGTTATAAAATCTCCAAGTTCTTCTTTATACGCATTTAAATTCTTAATTGCATATAGTAAAGTTCCATCTAAGATATCACAAAGTGCTTTAATCAATTCTTCATTTTCTTTAACGAATTGTTCTATCTCAGAATTGGTTAAAATACTTTTTTGTAAAAATTCAATATCTAATTTTGAATTATCAACTAAAGATAAATTATATCCTTTTTGATAGAATAGACTTTTAATAACAGTGGCTAATAATTGTTCAATATTTGCAGTCGAGTTGTGTTTAACATATTCGAGCACTAGAGTTTTCTTCTCATCAATAGAAACATTTGTGAAATTAATATCAACTGTTCTATATTTTAAGTTGCTAAAATAGGTAATAAAGTTTTTACCTTTAATAGTTGAATTTGCATAATCAATTTTAGGAGAATCTAATTCTCCTGTAATAATACTTTTTAAGGTACCAGAATCAAATGGAACAATATACATTATAAACTTCCGTGACAAGATCCATGGCAATTGCTATGGCAATAAAATTCTTCAATAAGAACAGTATTTGTTCTGTTATTATTAATCACTGTTGATAAGTTATTAACAAAAGCGTCTATACCAGAAGCAGTTATTGTAGCCTCAGAAATTGGTTGTGTTCCAGCGTTCACCCAATCGAGCCCACCAGGAATTGCAGCTGCATAATCAGCTTTTAAGTTAGTTATATTAGTTTCATTACTATTCAACTGTGCTCTTACATCACCTTGTATCTGATACCATTTTTTTAGATTAACACTTCTAATTCTAGATAGTAAAGTAGCATATCCTCTAAAGTTAGTCACTATTGTAGAAGCAGTAACATTAGCGTCAGAAATATCAGAACTAAAAGAGCCTGTTGCATATCCAGTATCATCACCACCAGTAATGTCTGTTTGAAAGGGTTGGTTGCCACTGTGCCACACAATACCTGTATTATAGGTATTTCTAATAGCTTCCATTGAAGCAACAATATTTGCTTTTGTTATATTATCGCCAGCTGTTGTCATTCTTTAACCTTTGCATTAGTGTTTTCGGTGCTGCACAGACATCTTCCTGCCACTTCAATTGGTGACAGTCGCTATTACAGATATCAAATACATCACAGGTATAGCAACGAGGGTCTCTTTCTATCTCGCATGTAATGTTATTTATTCTTCCTCTGGCAGAGAGTAGACTTCTAATAGATTGAAATATATCTCCAAATCCATTACCCACTGCAGCATTTGGACAGCCAGCCACAGTTCCATCGGCATTGATTGTAAAGATCTTCTGTTCACAATCTCTACAACGAACTCCACCATGTATTCCTTTAGTTATAGAGGAATAGACACCTTCCAGTAGGACATCTTTATATTTAGGTTTTATTGTCTGATAGGTTTCATGCATCCTAATAAACCAATCATCTTGATCTTTATTTCTAGGAAAAATATGAGTATTTTCAAGTGCCGAACCATCGTGAGTTAATCTTTCAAACTGCACCCAATTAACACCTAAAGTATTGAGCCAGAGAACTAACTCAGTGGTATCCATTTGCATTAACTCTTTGTTCAGACTAATATTCAGTGTAATATTATGACCAGCATCTACTACAGTTTGAAGATTCTTTCGCCAAAGTTTTTCTTGTTTATCATTCTCGAAACGAATACCTTTATCCCATGAGGTGCAGAATCCATTCTTTAAAACAGTTTTGAAAAACTGCATATGGTCTTCAGTTAGATTAAAGCATAGATTAGTCGAGCACGACCAATTAAGATTGGGGAATAGTTTAGAAACTTTATCCCAAACATAGTACATATCATCTAGTGGAGCAAGAAATGGTTCTCCTCCGTGGAATGTAATATTCCCACCATTGAAAGATGGACATTCTTCATGCAGTCGTTCGAACCACTCTACTGTGCTTTGGGGATTAAAGTATATTTTCTTACCATTGACACCATTTGTAAAACAGTGTTGGCAATTAAGTTGACAAGTTTCAGTGGTCTTAAGATAGACCACTAAATCTTTTGGGATTAGTATATCTGAAAGAGATACATTTGTCTTATGAAAGACGATTGGTTGAGTTATCATGAATCATTATAAAATCACACATTCAACAAGTTTAACATTAGCGTCTTCATTTGTCTCTAATGCTATTGCAAATGAATTGCTAGTATCGCCATACATACCTTTACCATCTTGATTACAGATAAGTGGCTGTCCTTTGCGAATTGGACCAACCACTTTAACTGGAACACGACCACGAAGTGCAATGGCTTGACCATCTGCTTCATCATTCATTAAAAATGCTGGGTTAGTAGAAATAACACCAAGAACTCTTTGTCCAGACTGCCATGTTTGAGTTGTTTCTGCATCACCATTAATTGCTACTGCCAATACAGTTCCTGCTTCATACTCTACATCAGTTGTATATTTTTCTGCCAAGTCAGCGTATTGAGCAGTGGTTGCAGTTCCAAAAATAGTGCCGAAACGATTACCAGTTTGACCGATATTACCAGAGCCATTAGTTCCTGTTTTAATAATTGCAGAAACTTCAGGAGTGCTTGATAATGAAATAGTAGGATTACCAGAAACTCCATCACCATTAGTTACTGTTATAGAAGTGCTACCTGCAATACTTCTTGTTACTGATGTACCTGCAGAATTTTTAACAAAAAATCCATGACTAGTTACAGCAGCAAGTGCAGTTAAATTATTAGAGAATGGTTGAACATCTGAACCGAGAACTAATCCAAGATTAGTTCTCGCTTGAATAACAGTGGATGCACCAGTGCCTCCATCAGCAATTGCTAAATCTGTAATTCCAGCAATAGAACCACCAGTAATTGATACACTGTTAGACGCTTGAGTTGCCATAGTACCCAACTCAAGATTTGTTCGAGCATTTGCAGCAGTAGTTGCACCTGTACCACCATTGTTTAATGCTACAGTGCCATCAACATTGGTTGCATTACCAGTTACGGTTCCAGTTACATTACCTGTAAGATTTCCTGTGACATTTCCAACCAAAGTTGCAGTAATAGTTCCTGCAGAGAAGTTACAAACATCTGCTGCAGTATAAGTTGCAGAATCTAGTTTAGTTCCAACCTCAGTGTTTAGATTGGTAAAGTTAGCATCTGCCTCTGCAATCGTAAGCGGACTGCCTTTAACTGATCGTAATACGATTACTGCCATTATCGTTCCTTATTAATAAGAGTAATAAGCAATTGCTTAATCTCTGACATATCTGATTCAATCTGTTTGATCTTATCAGCATTTTGTTTAATTTGTTGCTTCATATCTTTAGAAGAATTTTTTCTAGCAAGATAGTTTTGATAGTCTGTTGTATTAGTATTTATCACCGCACCGCTAGACAAATCTCTAATTAGACTATCACTATCTTGTATTTTAACAAATTCCATTATGCACACGCTATTACACGAAGATCTTTAATTCTTGGAACTTCAGAACTATTATCTGACTTCATGACTAGTTTTAATTTAACTGCGTCAAATGCTTCCATATCTGCCTCAGAAAAACTAGCATCAACAAATCGGTCTGTTCCATTACTAAAATTAACAATAGGTGTGTCAACTGTCATTAAAGTATAAGGTACGGAATCAAAAGACGCTGTAGATCCAACGACAGCAGTTTTGTAATAAACTTCAACTGACGCTTCTGCTGGTAAATTAACAGCAAAACGAACTCTTAGATAATTAGAAGGATTTGCCAAATTAACAGTCTTAGTTACATATTTACTATAACTTGATGACTCGATTGGAGCGATCTCATCAACGAATCTTTCACGCTGAGTTAAAGTAGCATTACCAGTAATTGCATCTGGTGCTGCAGAGAAAGTAATAGAACTACCATCTGAGGCAACAGCAGTAATCAAACGAGTGCTTGATCCAGAAGACGCTCCAGCAATTGTTAGATACTTACCAACAGTGGCTGTCTTAAATTGTGCGTTTCTAGTAGAAGTTGTAATCTGATTTCCTGCAACTGTAACACCAGAAAGACCATTTAAGATAACATTATAGTCAAGACCAGCCACATTCATATTAGTTTCTGATGGTTCATTAATTTTGTTATTAATAACAATCATACTTGTACGATGTGTATCAAGAATTGGTGATAGTGCGTTATTTGTGCTGCTAAATGTAACATTCATTGTTACAGATTTGTTTCCACTTAAAGAATTGGTTTCATTAACTTCAGATGCGATCATTCTTGGAGCAGTAAAATAATTAGTTTCATTTGCAAGAATTCCGCTAAAAGATGCATCTTGTACATAAGCGGTTTGAGTAGTTGAATCTACAGATTTACCAGTAGTAGTTTTAATTCCAAAATCAACTTGGGTTTCAGAGAAGGTCTGAATTTGAACTGCTGGTTGAACTGCATCATACTGTAGATTTCTTGAACTTTTAACTGCAGAGCCACCACCATATCCAGAAGCAGTTGCAGAAGTAGTAGCCACAGTAACAACATAAGAGTCTAAATCTACATCGCTAATAACATGTGTTGTATTTAATTCTGCAGCTGGAATACCATTTACTGCTGCAGCAACTCCACTAATTGTTGCACGAGATCCAGATGGCATACCATGATTGTCATGCCAGACACGAACTTTGGTTTGCCCAACTCGTGTTTCAAATGGATCTGTACCCAAAGTTTGAAGAGGAATTAAATCGTTTACATACTCAACATTAGCCTGAACACTAGTATCAAATTTAGCACGATATAAAACAAATTTTAAGTCTTGTGTTTGATCAGCGGTCCAAGTAGAAGCGTTTTGTGATTTGAACAACGAGCCAAGATATGGTTGTTCAGAAATGGTACGAGCAGTTCCTGGCATTTGCTCACCAACTTGAGAAATCCAAACTTTATATGCATTTGAATCTGATGCTAAGATAATGCAATACTCTGTATTTTCCTGTACATAAACTGGAGAAGGGAATGTAAATGT